GCTTCAAAGAAATCGCCTGACTCAGTTGTAAGCCGGTCACCGCCTTCAGTGACCAGCAAGAGCGTTTCACTCCTGAAATTCACATCATCGATGTACCGCGCCAAAGTGCGGATGCGCGTGACCTTTGCGCCTTCCAAACCGTTTGGCAGCGTTGCAATTAACGCCGTAATGGTGCTGAACAGGTTGCTGATGCGAAGCGTTGGACGCGGCAAGCTGCCCTGACCGTTGTATGCAAAACCGTCAGCCTCCATCGGAATGGAGGTGTAGAGCTGCCCACCAAATGTCACGCCCTCACCGTCGTTCTGGCGACCACCGTCGAAGTAGTACGTCTGATTAACGCCATGCTGATCAGCATTCAGCTCAAGCTGAAACAGCTCAATAACCTCCGTTGGGGCGATGCCTTGGAGCTGACTGGTGATATCGGCGCTGGACTGCTGGTCGTCATAACCAGCGTTCCAGTAGCCGGTGACGACGTAGGCCATGCTTAGGCAGTAACAGCTTTAACTACGGCAAAACCAATGACGATGGCTTCAGATAAGGAGCCACTGGTGATGTTGCGGACGTTGATGCTGGCTGAACCTGCAGCAGCTTGTGCATTAAGCAGATAAGACCCAGCCGTGCCGCCGCTGACGTGGTTCAAGACAATGATGTCCGTCGCTGCAACCGTTGTGTTTGTCAGCGTGAACGACACTGTGGTGTCAGCTGCCAATGCAGCACCGTTCAAAGTAATCTGACCGCACTTTTTGCTCAACGTCACGCCTGTGCTCTTAGACGTTGACTGCGTAACTGCACCACCGTCACCGGTCACATAGCCAGCTTTGTTGTCGCGAAGATCCGTGAAGTTGGTGTCAACCTCAGTGTGGGTGAGCGGGCTACCCTTTGTCGCTCTAGTGGTGATAGCCATTACGGTTCAAACACTTCGCGGAATGTTGCCTGTATCGTAGCCCGGTTCAAGTAAGGGATCGACTTCGACCAGTTTTCACAAACCCATTTGTAGGTTGTGCTTTCGCCTGGTGGTTGCCAGTCAAAGGATGCGTTGTCGCTGGCGCGTGCATCCAAGAACGTCTCAATCGTGTCGGCATCAGTTTCTGACACCTCAAAAGTTAAGGACCAAACCTTGGAATTTTGGTTGAGACCAAAAGTCAAACGCTGTTCGTAGCCATCACCGAAACGCACAGTCCGCACGTTGGGCTGACTTCTTTTTTGCGCGTTATACGTTGGCGTTATCGAAGGGAAAGTAGCCATCAGCGAGTCAACAGTCCTCCGGGTCGTTTTTGCTTGATCAACTCAGCCTGGACAGCAGCGCCAATCGCTTTGCCCAGTTGCTGAGCAGATGGACCGTCGCCTTGAACAGACGAACCAGAAGCATCCACGTTCACCACAATGTTAGACCCGCCCATTGCGTTGTTTGGAACGATATTGCCTTGCGCTCCAGGAACAAACAACTCAGGACCACGCTCACCAACCATATAAGGACGACCAACCCCAACCGCTCCACCAAGTGCTCTGCCTGAGATAAGTGTTGGCGGTGTAAACAGTCCTTTCGGATCAGACAGCGTTCCTCCACCCAAGCTTGGTGCAAGGCTTGGAACAGTTCCGTACTTGCTTGCAGCTTGACCGCCTCCACTAGACGCCGGGATACCAGCAAACATTCGAGCAATGCCAATCGCGATGTATTGCGCGATCATCTGCTTGGCTGCATCTACCAGCATCGATGCAATGCTGCGAAGGAAGTCTGCAAACGCTTCCTGTGCGCTCTTCGTTCCATCAGCAACCGCCATCAAACTGTCAAACAGGCTGTCTGTAACAGGTTGGGTTAAAGCCAAAGCTTCACTAAACCTTTCTTGAGCAACGGTGGCTTCAAGAATCTGCGTTTCGTACAACACATATTGCTCACGAGCTGCTTTTAGCTTTTCAGCCTTTTTCGTTAGACCTCTTGTAACCGCGTCCTGGATCTCAAGATCTTTTTGTTGCAGCTCTAAATCAATTTCTTGCTGACCCAAAAATGCCGTTCTTTGAGACCCGCCAAACGGACCATCAAACGCACCAGGGAGCCCTGCTTGCGCTGTTGCAAGCCTCATCTCAAAACCTGCCAGCGTTCTGGCAGCGTCTATTCGATCTTTAAGCCTTTGATCTGCTTTTTGAGCCTCAATGTCATTAAGTCGCGCTTGTTTTACCTGCCCAGCAAGAATTTCTAAATCTTTTCGCTTTATCTCGTCTTTTACTTCTGCAATTTTTTCCAAAGTAACTTTGTGATCCGCTTCAACTACTGCACGTTTACGAGCAAGCGGATCAATCTCTTCATAACGAGCAAGTTGTTTTTTAAGGCTTTGTTCAATGCTGTCGCCAGTTTCGGCTCTGGTAGGAGGCTTGCCAGAATCAAAGAACTCAACGCCGCCCAACAAATCGCGAATCACTTTTACCTTTTCTGCAAAGTTTTTAAGGAATCTTTCGCTGTTTTCTTGGAACTCTTCTTCCAGCTTTGCTGCACGCTCTCTACCAAACTCTGCAGGATCAATTACGCCACCGCCAAGACCTGCCATGCCTGCAGTCACAGCCATTGCGTTAAGCCTGTCCATAACAGTAATTTGTTTTGCCTGCTCAACCGCAATATCATGCTCAGCCTGCAAACGCGCTTTAGCAAGTGCCAACTCAACCACTGAAGCGTCTTGAATTTTCAGCATATTGAGAAGTCTTTTTGTCTCTTCAACGCCAATATCATCACGTGTTGCAAAAATTTCTTTTGCAAGGTCTAACTCTGTTTTAACTGCAGCAAGTCGATCAAAAGCAGATGAGTCGTCGCCAAAAATTGATGCAAGAGCTTGCTTGTCTGCAAAGCTTTCAAATTCAGAAAATACTCCCACAAGCTCTAATGCTTCGTCTTTAGTTATTCCTAATTGACTTGCTAAATCTTTAACGTCTTTTGCGGAAGCTTGAGTTGCTGAACCCAGGCCAACTGCCTTTGCATTAACAGCAGCCAACGCTTTGTCAAACTTTTCAGCTTCTGCAACAGCTTGGCCTATTGCCGTACCAACAACGGACAGCGCAAATCCAAATTCACCTCCAATAAGGCCACCGCCCACGCCGCCAATCGCACCACCAACCGCAGCAGCACCTGTTTGACCAAACAACAGTGGAAAGCCACCACCAATCAGACCGCTACCAATAGCGCTACGCAACCGTTGGTTGCTTTGTTGGCGTTGCAACGCATTTTGTTTTTCAATCTCTTTTGTAGCCCTTTTTTGAGCTTTAGCGTTCTTAGTAGTTTGTACAACAATATTTTTTCCAAGCCTAAAGCTATAACTTAACTCTCGATTTCTTGCTTTGTCAGCAGCTACAGAGCGATCTTGCATCTGTTTTAATTTTTTTTGCAGAGCTAGTTCATCTTTTTTGGCCTGCATCCTGTCTGCAGTTAGTTTTTGAAAATCTCTGTTTTCCTCTCGCGCGGCTTTTATTCTTGCGCCCCTTGCCGTTTCTTCTAGTTTTAAAAACTGCCTACGACGTTCTTCGTTTTCACGTCGTGCGGCTGCAGTTCGATCAAAAACTTCAGCTCGACGAAGACGCTTTATCCTGTCAGGCTGGGGACCGAAAGCAGTTGCCGCTCCACCGCCAAACGTTGGTCGCTTTTGAACCGTTCGGCTAATGGTTGTTGGCGCTCCGCTGGTTGTTGTTTGAAATATCTGCCTAGACAACTCAAGCTGTTGTTTTAACTCGCGAGTGCCTTGAGCCAAAAGCTCTCTACGTCGAGCAGCTTGCTCGAACTCCATGCGACCCAAAGCTTTTTGAATTGCTTCGCGATCTCGGTCTTGTTGCGCCTGAAGTTCTCCCTGCTTTCTTTTGATTTCTAAACTTTTTTTAGCCTTGGTTAGCTCTAGCTCTGCCTGACCAGCAGCTGTTGCCCGAAATTCAGCACCAACCAGCCTTTTCTGACGCTCTTGAATTGCAATAAGGTCGTTTAAGGCAGCAGCATATTCTTTAACTGCTTTTGTTTCCGCTTGTGTCCCGGCAATGACGCCTTGTAACGTGCGACTAGCTCGCTGAAGCGCTTTACTATAATTATCAATACTTTGGCTAACAACGCCTCGCTCTCCTAGAGACCTTGCTAACGAGTCAGCAGCCTTGCCTGAAAGCTTGATTGCAGATGTAAGGCTTTGGAGTCGTTGTTGACCCTTGACGCCGATCTCAATATCTACGCCGTAGGTTGCCACAAGCCCAAAGCAACGACTCTTCAGCCCACTCTAACGCTTACCTTCTAGCCACGCCTCTACCCAGCTTTGCTCGTTCCATAGCCTTTTCCTCTTCCTCGTTCTTTAGCTGAAAAAACGCAGCCCAACCGACTAGCTCTTCTTGCGTCAGCTCTTCAGCCAGCCGGGAAATGGTCATGCCCAGCTCTTTTGCAAGAAAAAAAATAAAATACCAGTCGTTATCAGCTTTTCAGGCTTGCCTTCGCTTCCTCCACCTTGTTTTCTGACCCAGAAGACAGCATGGCAAGCTGAATGTCTTGAAGCACAGCCGCTTCAACAGCATTTTTAAGCTGAGCCTTTTCTCCGTCCTGAAATAAACGCTTGCCGTCTGCATCAAGCGATTTTTCAATCATCATGCTCAACGCAAAGTCGCCGCTATCTTCGCTGTCGCTTTTTTTCTGAATTGACTCACGCTCGGCAATCGTCAAAGGGTGCCAATACACCTCAAGCACTACGTCGTCGCCATCCTTGACCTCATGCTTGTAAAGCTGGCTAACGCCAAACTTGTTGCGAAGCAGCTCAGTGGCACG